TGGAAATTGTGACGTTGCCCGTGGCACCAGACACCGATATGCCAGTTCCAGCAATGTTTGACAGAACGCCCGTGTTGGCTACCGTGATGGTGCCTAAGCCGTTGGTAACCGAAATGCCTGCGCCGATCCCTAGCGTGTTTAGCGTGTAACCCGTGCCGTTTCCGATCAGCAATTGCCCGTTTGTCGGGATTGTGCCTAGACCCGTGCCGCCAGAGGTGACGGGAAGAATGCCTGTTCCTTCGCCGGTGAAGGTGTACAGGCTGTAAAACCAGCGATACCACTGACGCGAGATTGCACCCGTGCGCTCGTCAATGATCGGCACCCGTGGCGGGGTGATCTGGGTTTGGTTGCCCGTAGCCATGTTAAGCGCTAGTCGGGCTCAGTAGCAATTCAGCGCCCATGATCGCTATCTTGTTGGGGTCGGTGCCGGATAGTTCGTACACCCGATCGCGCAGCTTCAAGGTCATACCCAACCGACGCCAAAAGGTTCGGTGCCCATACGCGCCAATTTTGCCAATTGACGACCAATGCTCGTTAGACCAAGTGTGACCACCGTCATCTGACCAGCGCAGCATTACTTGCGGGTCATAGCCTGGCGCGGCAGGGTATGAATTGGTGACTAAGTTGTACCCAGTGATATCGGTATCTGACAACTCGTACTGGCCCAAAGGCTCAAAACCGTCCCCTGCTTCGGTGGTTAAAGTAACCCCCGATTGCGTGGCTAAAAACGTTTGCACGTACTCAGCCACAAGGTCTAACCCCGCCTCAGTGTCAATATTTTCGCTGGCATACGCAGGGTACAAATTTAGCCCAACGCCTGCTTCACAGTCTAGTTGCAGACTGTGTTGCGCCGTGCGCTTCAGATTGTTCTGGCCGGTTGGCAGCGCCCTCCACGACCGCAACCACTTCTGAATGCCGCCATTGTCAGCGTACACATCTAGGTCAAACCGATAGATGTCGCCGCTTTGGAAGTCGCCCACAATAATGTTGCCGCCAAAGTTGCACTGGCAGTTGCTGCGGTGCCGCATAAAGTCGCCGCCATCAAAACCCGCACGTTCGTGCCAGACTTGGGTGGATGCATCGTAGACCCAAGTGGCGTTGCCGCTTGGAAACGTCAGCACGTAGAAGGCATGGCCTTCTTGCTGGTAAGTGTAGGCAATAGCGTCCGAAATGTTTCCGTACTGGGCAATTGCGTACTCTATAGCATGGGTGGAAATCCTAATGCCCACATACCCGTTGGCACGGTAAACAATGCCTTGACCCCGAGCGTCCGTACCGAGCCAAAACAAGCCGTTGTCCAGCTTGGCAATTGAGAACGCAGCAACGCAACCAATCTCGTTGAACGCGCCTTGGATGCGCTGTAGTGGGAAGTCAGCGCCGCCAACGTTGTACCAGACTTCTACCGTGTCGGTGCCAAACACCCACAACTCACGGTAGTTAGAAATAACTGCCACCACACCATCGGGTGCGCCTTCAGCGCTGGCAAAGTCCAACGGATCTACTGAAGTGCCATCTAGCAATTGAGACACCCAAAGAATTTGGCTGTTGGGTTGGTTAAAGACAAAATACCCGTCAAGGTACGTTACCGTCACCGCGCCAGCAAAGTCAGGGTCGGTGATCTGGGCGAATACATTGGTTACTTCGTTGTAAATGAACCCGTCAGGATTGGTGGCTAAAAATAGCTGTGTGCCGTTGTCCGCAATGGACACCGGGCCGCTGCTGGTAGTCAAAGTCCCCAACAGTTGTGGCGTGGCAGTCAGGCCGGTCATCTTGTAGAGGCCAGAACCAGAGACTACAAAGAAGTCGCTGCCGTTAGTCTGGTGCGCCCACAACGCCCGGATCGGCCCGGTGCCTACGGTCTGTAGGAAGTCAAGGCCAGGTGCGCGATTCAGAAAGCCGGGTTCCTTGCCGCCTTCTGGGATGGCCTCTGGAAACAGATTGACCATGCGGTTGTTCGCAGCGTTAATACTGCGTGCAACATAGGCCGACCCAAGAATCGGCGTTTTCATTAAGCGACTGCCGCGCCACGCAATCCAACGACCCACCAGTCAGTACCAGCAAACTGGAGAGTCACCGAATCGCCAACGGCATTAAATGTGATTGTGGTTGCGCTGCCAAGGTTGGTCGGGGTCAAAACACCAGTATCGCCGCCAGCGGCTTCTGCAACATAAATAATTGTCTTGAGTTGGCCTTGTGCGCCATCTGCAAGTGTTAAAGCATTGCCAGCGCCGGTTGAGGTGAATGCGGTGGCAAGACTGGTAATATTTACCGCGCCTGCGCCACTCAATGCCTGAACCGTTCCTGATGCGCCAGTGCCACCATTTGCGACCGGCAGAGCACCAGTGACGCCAGTTGTCAACGGCAACCCTGTGCAATTGGTAAGCACTCCGGACGTTGGCGTTCCAAGAATTGGAGTAACCATAACCATGCTGGTGCTGGTGCAAGCAGAAATAACGCCGCTAGCTACTGTTCCTAGCGCAGGCGTTATCAAGGTCGGGCTGGTGTTGAACACCAACAGGCCTGTACCTGTTTCGTCCGTCAGCGCAGCCGCAAGATTTGCGCTTGATGGGGTTGCCAAAAAGGTTGCCACATTTGCAGCCAAACCAGAAACGCCAGTCGCAACAGGCAAGCCCGTGCAGTTGGTCAAAATGCCAGAAATTGGCGTGCCAAGCGCGGGCGCTACCAATGTTGCGCTGGTAAACAGCAACGCGTTAGTAAGCTGTTTTGTCGTGCCTCCTTGCACAATTGGCAAGACATCACCAACGGCAGCAGCCGTGGCTACAGGGAGGGCAGAAATTGCAATAGTAGCCATGTTAGTAGTTCCCGGCAAAAATGTTAAACCGCTGTCTGGACGACACAATAGCGTAAGGCATTGACATCACATCGTCAGGGTTGTTGATGCGCTTGATGTTGCGCTTGCTGGTCATGGCAATGCGCCGTACTTGTGGGCTAGGCTCGACACCAAACTCAGGTGCTATTTCCATCGCCAAGTTAAAGACAAACGCACGAAGATAGCCAGGCGGGAACAGGATGTTGGTCGCCAAGGTGGCAGGCGTTGTCAATTGTTGAACGCTGATGAAGTGCCACTCCAAGTCCCGTGTAGGCCGAGGGTAAATGTACATGTCAACATCTGGGTACGTCATGTTGACAAAAATAACTTGCGGGTACGTGCTGGTTACCGTCTTGACCGCAATCCCGTTGTACTGCTGCTGGTTGATGAACTTGATGCCGTAGCTGACGTTGGTGCCCGGGTCGCGGTAGTAGGTAGCGTCATCCAACAGGACAGGCCTGTTGCCCACAAAGTTGCCTGTTGGGCCAAGGGTACGATTGATCTGACCAGCAGGCCAAGTAAAGGTCTGGTCTTGGGTGCTGAACACCGACAACCGCTCAGTGTTCCAACTGTCAATCATCTGGTCAAGCGCCGTCAACGAATCTTGCGAAACTTCCGCAGAAGACGTTTCTCCTTCGGCCAGCACACCTAGCAGTCGCAGCGCCCGGTTGATTTGATCGCCAGCGGTGTAAATCGCCATCTTAGACTCCTTCTGCTACAACCCTGCGCGTGTACCTGCGCTTTACTTCCAGCGCGTTTACGGGAGCCGCCTCCTCAACGACAGGCGTATCCTCAGTATATCGCTTCCAACCGTTCTTCTCGTCGTACTCAGCTTCCAAGTCCATCGTTGCGACTTTTCTACCGTGGATCGGATGCGCCAAGTAAATCACTGCCATTTGTGTTTTCCAGTTGTTTTAGCCAATAACCGCAATCCTGCAACGCACCAAGCGTTGCGTCCAAATCTGAACGCAAACGCTCGGCTTGTTTTTGCAGACTCTGCACCCGCTCCATCACTACTTCACGGGTGATCATCTTTAGGCAGCAATAGCAGCAGTCACATACAACGGCAGATAGCGAATGCCATCAGGCGTGACCACTTTAATCGCTTGAACTGGACGGATTGTTGGCCCCGAAGTTGTGTCTTGCAACAGCTTACCCGAACCTTTAGTCACACCGGCCAGATTAAACAACGTCCCGCTTGTATCAAATGTTGCCTTGTCAGCGCCATAAGAACTCAAGTAAAGGAACGATGTATTCGTGCCCGTAACAGCACCCGTAGGCATTCCAATCTCACACTCCATTGCAGCGTAGGTGCCTTGGGTACAGCCAGCAGACAAGACGATTTCGCCAACGGTGCCAGAGGCCAGACCAGTTACGCGCCCACTTGCGCCAAACTCCAAGTAGCCATATAGGCCATTAGCGTAGGCACCCAACGCCACGTTTGCTTCCAAGTCTGATTTGCTTGCCCATCCCACAGCTCCAACACCCGTAAGGGTAAGTGAAGTTGAAAGAGCGGCAGCGTTAGTGCTACCAGTTGATGCATCGCTCACATCAACGGTTGAAGCACCAACCACGGTTATGTTATCAAATTGAGGATCGCTAAACGCGACCCCTACGGCTTTCGTATTCGGCATAATTTAGTCCTTTAAAAACGGGGGCCGAGGCCCCCATTCAAGTTACTTCAAGAACGCAGAATAAGCTGCGTCACCCGTCTTCACAAAACGGTAGGTGTGGGCACCGAAACGTGCAACAGTGACAGAGCCGAAGATCGTAATGCCAGTACCAGTGGTAATAGGTACGGTAGACGATCCACCAGAGTTGTTGTTGTTGCAAATGATCAGGTCAAAAGACGACCCGACTTTTCCGCTGGTAATAGCCGCGTCAAGCAACGTTGCGGTGGGCAACGT